TCAGACTTGTTCAATGTCATTAACACTTTTCACAAGTTCGAAAGTTACATTTTTCACATCAGCTGTATTGATTTTTACATTTTCCCTATTCTTTTGTAACTCTTTGTGCGACTCTAATGTATATTTACCACCATCTTTTGTATTTATGACGATGTCACCTTTAGACAAATGTTCTCCCATATACAAGCCATAAGAAATATGAGCAAATCTTATGATATGATTCAATTCTTTTAAAGTGACAACTTCTTTATTAAGAGTAATATTTCTCTTAGGTGTATATACTCTATCAGCAACTCTGTATGTTCCTTCTAAATGTATACGAACTTGGTTTTCATTTAAAGGCCTCTCTGAATAAACCCAATTCCTAGATTTATTAGATTTTCCGTTTATTGTATTTTTGCTGTATCTATCGTACAGTTTTTTAACCAAAGTTTTTTCTGAATTATTTGGTACTTCTTCAACTTTTTGGAATTGTTTATCTTGTACACTTGAGGAATTTTGTGTTGACGCGTCTGCTTTTGGATATATTCCAAATGTTCCCCCATAGATGATACCTAGCGATAGAATAGATTTTAATACTATTGAATTTTTTGAGTCATATTTTTGAACATATTTAATTACCTCCTTGATGTAAAGTTTTATTTGCTACAATTATAAAAATAATAGACGTGTTCATGGATTAAATTCATCTTAACTCTTGATTAACTTTAATTTGCTACCACCCTGAATTTAATAACTATAAATCGTCTACACATAATTGGACTAAATCTAAGAGAATAAAATTTGTTAATTTAAAATAGTAAGCAATTCAAAGTTATATGTGTAATAGATAAAATAGATATCCCTATAGTGATGCGTTACTAACTATATGTAATAACTATTTAAAAGATAATGCAGTGAAAGAAATACTGGATTGTTTCGACTATGTAATTAAGTATAAAAATATCCAACGAGAAAACGTAATTATAAAATGGTAAAAGCTATGGTGCAGTTTCAAATTGCTAATGGCATGCGTATCGGTGAGCTATTTGCAATAAAGAGAGGAAATATAAACTATAAAGATAAACCGCTAGATATCGATAGTGCAATTAATTGGATAACTGATTAAAAATGGAAGCATCCGGAGTAAAAGAGACAACTGAAAGAAGTAATAGCTATAGGGCCATAGGGCTCACTATCCATAGCATCGACTTACTAAGAACACTTATGCTTTGAATGATAAGTTTATTAATATAGGGTACATATTCACAAATGCAGCTGGTGGTCCTATCGATTTAAACAAAATAAATAACATTATTAAAGGGGAGGCTATCAAAGAGACAACTGAGATTAGTTCTATTAAGAAACCTGCAACGACGCATACATTACATCATTCGCATATATCTACACTTGCTCAATTAGGAATTAACTTAAAAGCAATGCAAGAGCATGTAGGTCATTCAGATTATAAAAAAATCTAGAGATATACACACATGTTACTAATCAGATGGCGAAAGATATGCTGAATAAATTTGAACGATTGGGGAGTTAAAAACTATGAACAGAAAAACACCTAAAACTACTGATGGTTTAATGAGACATATAAGAGACAATAAAGGTATCCAAATAAATGGTAGCACGGAAAAAAACCAGTTACGAAACATCGGCTATTTTCATGGATTCAAAGGGTATAATTTCTTTTTAAACAAAGAGGAAGAACTTAATTTTGAAAAATTCAGCGAACTACACGCTTTATACAGTTTTGATACAGAAATTAAAAACCTTTTCTATAAACACGTTATGTTCTGTGAAACGGCTATTAAAAATAGATTGCTAGAAATAGTTTGTGTAAACTCTGGCTTTGATTTAGATAGTTTATTTCAAAAATCATTAACATATTATAAAAGTTATAGTCCCGGTAGTTCAAAATATAAAAAACATTAAAAAAATACTACTAGACTAAGAAGAGATATTTACGACATGATCCATGAACATTGTAATTCAAAACCTTACATTTATCATTACATACATCAAGATAGAACCGTGCCACTATATGCCGTATTTGAATTATTCACTTTAGGAAATCTGGTGTTTTTCACTCGTTGCATGTCCCAAAATTTAAATATAGAAGCTCAAAAACAACTAAAATTATACTCCCCAGCATTTGATCAAAGTAAAGATATACTAGGTGACATCATTGATTGTATGAAAGGCTTAAGAAATGCTATAGCTCACAATGGTGTACTTTATGACTGTAGATTTAAAACTGGAGAGACAAGTAATAGATTAAAAGAATATTTAGCAGTAAAAATGGATATACACAATTTAGATTTCGACAGAATAATTGATTATCTCATTTTATTAATTCTAATTTGTTCTCGTCTCTCTTATTCTAAAGCAGAACTCCAAAGAATTATAAGGCAATTCGAACAAAACCTTGATTTTTTACGATCAAAGATAAGCGAGTCGACTTATGATAAAATTATAGGCGTTCGAGCAAGACCTAAATTAAGAAGTTTAAAGAACTTTATCAATAACCTTGATTTTTATCTAAAAACAGATTAATATTATACATAAATAGCGGTGCATATCTGCGGAATGCACTTGAGGTTAACTGTTACTGACGGTTGCCTCTTTTTTTATGCATCTAAATTCATATTATTTTTGCAATATAAACATATCTTTGTGCAAATTCCGAACACAAAACATTCACATCCTCTTTTTTGGTTCTTCATCTTTTATCCCAAAACACAAAAACAACCCCATAAGCCTATGCCTACGGGGGTTATAATATATTAAATATTATTGTTCTTCTTTCATATACAGCTATTTTATGAATAATCATTAGTGTTCAAAAAGCTGTTAAATCAATGTTTTATACTCATATTGTTCATTTTGAAAGTCTATGAACATTCACACTATTTCGTAACTTTGCGAACTTTTTGCGAACATACTACCCTTGCCCCTAGTTTCACAATTACGCCTTTTTTCACCTTTATAACAACCACACTCCTAAATTAATAGGTGGTGTGGTTTTGTTGTATTAAAAAACCGAATTTAATATATCTATGTTTTATTTAACATGAATCGCCTTGTTATTTAAAAAATACACCTATTATAATACCGATAATACTTACAACAGTAGGTGCAGCTATACCTATCCAAAAGCGATTACTAGTTAATTTTTTATCGTTGATTTCATCTTTCAAATTTTTTATTGCTAAGTCTATGTCTTTACTCAACGAAATTTGTGACTTTTTTATACTGTCTTCAACTTTATCAAATCTAGTATCTAAGTGCCTTTTGTGTTCCTCAAATTCCGGTCTAGTAATGTATTCATAACTCATATTACCACCCTCCACTTTTTTAAAGGCTAGATTTCCACCAATACTGTCACTTGTATAAAACTCACTACCATCTACTCTATAATTATCATATCGTGGATGATCATTGATTTTAACGATATTATTCATCGCCATAAATTTCGCTCATTTCATTTTGAAGAGTATCAATATCTTTAATTATTCCGTGCATATTTTCATATTGTGATAAAGCTTGTTCTAAAGCTTTATTTAATTGCTTTGCTAGACTAGGATTCATAATAATTTTTTTATTACTTAAAAATCCGCTAGGGGTATGTTGTTTGAAATCCACCATAAGATCTGTGATGCTTACCTGCACATCTAAAGCGTTAGCATAAAATATTTCATAGCTTTCACCAAAAATATAATCATTACTTTTATTTAATTCAACATTAAGTTTTTCATTTTCGTCCATATATTTTCCTCCTACATTAACGTCTATATAAATAATATATGAGATAATCTGAGTTTAGTAGACAGAACATAATGGCGAACAAAAAACAACCACCCAGTAACTAGTATGGGTGGTTAAGGTGTGCCTTTAGCACTTAATAAAACCGATAATATGCTTTATTATGTCGCAAATATTTCAGCGACTTGTTATGCACCACCACACAAACTTACTCCCATTCAGGAACACAGAGCTTTATCGCTCGTCAGCAACGTCATATGAATTCTCAGTTCATGTTGTGGTGACACTTTAAACAGTCTGTGCCAGTAGCGACCGAGTCATTTCAAGAATGACCATTTCACATTTATATTATAACACTTGTCGTGCGTAACTGTATAGTTTTTCAGTTGTATTTAAAGTTAAGTTATCTACTTCGCGCTTTCCTTGTCTTAATTGTGAAATTACATATTGCGCTACGCCAGTTTGTTTGTGAATTTGGTAACCTGTTATATCACTTTTGATCAATTCAATTATTTTTAATTTATAATCACTCATATTATCTACGTCCATTCTTTTTATCTAAACAATAAAAATGTGTTTTTCTCCCGATAAATAATAACAATGGTAGGCTTAATAAAAACAATAATAAATACATTTGTTCTGTCATAATTGAAAACCTCCAAATAATATTATATTATATAAGTGTAAGGAGGAGCCATCAGGCTCCAAGCATAATGTTAATCTTTGTTGTTTGGCTTTCGGTCTAGGTAGCCGAGATGCCATTCTCTAAGTTGTTTTAACACTTCTGGAATTATCAGTACTGCCAATACTTGATGTTCTAGAAGTGTTTTTATTATGTCTAGCATGAGGCTTTTCACCTCCTTACGCATAATTTGTAAGTCATCAACTAACCTACAAATATAATTATACTAAACAAGTGTTTATTAAGCGAGTGTTTTTTTAATTTGCATAAAAAAATAGGCAAGTACCGAAGTACCTGCCTAAATAACAACAAGATTAACATGTGAATAATGGAAATAAAAAGTCAGCCCGAAGGCTAACTTACGAATAGATGAAAATTTGAACACATTGCTGTGTCTAAAACGATTATAGCATAGATGACGAATATTTCTAGCTCAAAATTATTATATTTTAATGATAAATTTATATATATTTGTTAATAATTATTTAATTGATTCACATAAATAATTATTGTAAAATTACTTTGTAATCGATTGCAAATAAGTTATAGGAGAAAATAAAATGAATAAAAAACTATTAACAAGAACATTGATAGCAAGTGCTTTAGTTTTAACAACAGTAGGTTCAGGTTTTCATTCTTCTTCAAATTATAATGGTATTAATAACGTTGCAAAGGCTTCTGAAATAACAGATAGAGACTTATGGAAAAATGTAAGAGATGCTTTGAAAGAAGCAAATATTATCGATAAAACAGCAAATGAGACAGTTGGTGTTACGTACAATTTAAATAATGGTGGCGAAAGTAGTATTACGGGTACAGCTGATTTAGATGAACTTAGTAATTTTAATAACAAGCCGATTAATACCGATAGTGTTAAAAGAATTGATTTGTCAAGAATAAATCCAAATGGAAATAGGTTTGACGCAAATGATGCATGGAAAAAATTAACTGACAAATTAAAAGAGAAACAAATCGTTAAAAACGGCGACACAGTAACTATCCATAGTAAAGATAAAAATGATCCCCCAATTTCAGCTAAAGTTGGTGAAAACTATAATGGCAACAAGGGGTTAATGCTAAATCAGAGAGATATAACAAAAATAACTATAACTAAATAATATTAGAAAAGGCAGGTACTCTATAAGTGCCTGCCTTAATTACTAACTCTTCATATTTACTTTTCTAAAATATAATTTCACTTTTTCTTTGTCGTAAGATAAACTTCAATCTTCACATCTTTAGAATCAACCATTTTATTGTCATTGTACATCATTAAATATTTAGATTGGTCAAATTTATCTCCTGGTGCAGGCATCATGTCATACCAAAAGCTATTCTCATTTTCTATAAATTTAATATATCCCGTTTCATAAGGCGAGTTGTTAAATTCATAGAGTTTTTTATTTTTCACCAAATAGTGACGAGTTAGGTAATCTAATTCTTGAGCAGTCACCTTTTTCTTATTAGTTTGTACGTCAAAAGATAATAAATTTTTACCATCTTCAAATACCCGAACAGTAATACTTCTATATTTATCTAATTGGTTTCCATTATGCTCAGTTACACCACCATACATACAAGTTTTTCGTTTGTCAGTTTGATGCGAATTAATATCATTCGTTTTTTTAGAAAAATAACATTGATAATAATAATTAGCTCCAAACACATCTACGTATTTATCTTTGTATTTATCAGCTAAATCTTTGTTTTTAAATTCGACTCGAACATTATCATAATTCCCTAACTTAGTGTCCTTAATAGAATATATTAAGTCAAAGTATAGAAATTGATCTATAGATTTAACGTTTATTGCTGATACATGATTATCATCATACAAAACTTTCATATTTTCCATCAAACCAGTGAATTTACTCGATTTGTGCAACTCATCTGGTTTAGGATCTGGTTGACTCTCTGCTAAAACGTTGGGTGTAGAAATAACTAATATCAGTGCGAATATCAAAATTACATGTGAAATAAATAATCTCTTATACATTTTTTATCTCCTTTATCCAACATTCCCAAAAAGTATCTAGATACACTTTAAATATATGTTATAATCTTAAATATTCAATTAAAAAAACATTAAAAGAAACTTAATTATATTTAATAATCTCATGTTATTTATATTAATTAAGTTATGCTTTTAAAATTAAATAACTATACATCACCTAAACTTATATACGAAAACATCTTTAACAACATAGTGTTTTTTCATAATTATTTTTCTACCTAGTTCTAATTTTATGACTGTATAATGTTATGAACACTATATAGCACAATTAAGCGTTGCTTCAATCTCCTCAATCCTCTAACGGAATATCATCCACAATCACAGTATGATTAGGATTAGCGTTAGATACATCTTTCACTGCCTTATCTAATTCCTCATCATCGCCATCCCATTCACCAATGTTAATGAATATAGGCACATTCCCGTTAATATCATGCTTATCTGTAAATAACTTATGGTATTTACCCAACATATCACGAGCTTTTAAACGATCACTAGGTTTTATTGGTACCTCTATCAGTTCAACATGTTCATTATAGACTAATTGTACTTTGCCACTTTTTGGATTCTCTTTATATTCTCCACGCTTGACTACAACTTCTTTCGTTTCTGTTTCATCACCGACTGCCGCATTCGTAAGCACATGTAGTAACTCTTTTGCGGTTAATACATTCTCATCTATAATCTTATCTTTTTGTTCTTGTATATATTGCTTGATGTGTGGCTTCTTCAATAACCTACACCCTGTCACATGTGCGCTATTTGCGCTATAGCCTGCTTTTATGGCACTTTGTGTTACATTAAGTGTTCTTATATACTCATTCACAAAACGCGCTTGTTTTGCCGTTAACTCACTCATTCTATCACCTCCACAATTTTATCTAATAAGGTTTCATACCATAATCTTACAGATTGTTCTGAACACTCTAAGACATTACTAATATCTTTAAAACTACGTCCTTGTATTAAAGAATCGAAAATATAAAACTCTTTATCATTAGCTACTCGGTCAACAATCATTTCTAAGTGATTCTTTACAATATGATCATCAATGTTATCGTCTGCCATCCATTCATTGAAATTTTCATCACCTATTAAAAAGAATTCATCAGTATTTATATCATCATCTATTAATACATCACTTCTAGTTCGCTCATGATAATCACAAACGAAGTCTTTTATTTGCTGTTTATCCATTGTTACACCACTTTTACATATGAAGATTGATGATAAGCATTTACTCGTGCAATCTTGCTATTTTCAATTGCTATATTTCTTTGTTTTTGACGTTCTGAACGTTGTTTAATACTTGCTTGATACAAATCAACCTGTAAGCGTTCAATGACGTTGTAGGGCTTATATCGTCCATTTGAACGCATATATTTTACAACTTGCTTCTGCTCTTTTTCTGTATAATGATTTAGTACCGTTTTCAACAACACCATATTACTTATAGATCGTTTTTTATAGTTTTGTAATCTTGCCTTTGTTTCAATAATTTTGATAACTAGTTTTTCAATTGGATATGAGACAGACACGACTCCCATTATTTCATCACATGTTGTGGTCGACGCACTCATATGGTACATACTTTCAATTTGGAATTCACACATCCTAATTTTTTTATTAATAAAAGTTGGGTTAAATTGCGTTAATAGTTGATACTCAGATAGTTTATTGTCGCCATTACGATAATATAAACAATTCTTCGTTTTAAGCAGTTTCATTTGTTCACCCCTATAAACAGAGCCTACCCGAATTGGATAGGCAATCATTGCTATTTAATAATCCTGTTTTGCTTAGCTAAATTTTGTAGCGTTGTACCTAATTGCTTTTGCTTAGACTGTTCTGATTGTTGTAACTCACTTGAAATCTCCTGCATATTGTTTTTAATATCCAAATCAACTGCATTTATTAATAGATTTGTATCTTCTTCATTTAAACCAAATGCATTTGCGACCTTTTTAGTATTATTTAACTCGTATTTTGTTTCCATTTAATTACCCTTTCTTTTTAACGTTTTAAAAACAACTTGTTATTGTGTTCGTATGGCAAATCATTACCATTAATATATGATGTAAATATATTTTCTCTAAAGTAGCCATTCAATGCTTCCCTAGCCTCTTTATCATCATATAATTGTTCTTGACTATAAATACTCGCATATTGCTGATGCTCATCTTCATATCTATCATTAATATCTTCTATTTCATCAATGATCTCATTATATGCATCGACTACTTTTTTTAATTTACCTAAAGCTGATTGCTTTTCTGATTCGTATAATGATGACAACTCGCTTTGATGTTTTAATAATTCAATTGTCTTTTGATATTTAACTTCTTTCGACACACTTTTCTTTGTCTCTAAGCGTTTATTAAGTGCTTTTAGTTTCTTTTCATCAGCATCTGTTGCTTGATATAGGTTATCTGCTTTATCATCTTGTCCATCCATGATTAACTGTTTATATGTGGACTTATCTATCTTTATTTTACTCTCCAATGCATTACGCTCTTGTTTCAATTCTTGTATAGCCTTTTGTTGATCTATTACAAATTGGTTGTATTCTTTAAAGTACGATTCAGTTTTCATTTTTATCCCCTTTACACTTTAATTCGTTTCAAAGCTTCATAGCGTTTCATACTGCCATCAGCTAATTTCTTAATATTTCTCATCGCTTGTTGCTTTTCTTGTTCTGTCGTAATGATGTAATAACCACGTTCACTAGGTTTATAACTGCATCCGATAGGATAGCCATAATCATATACTAATGAATTGATTACTCTTCGTAACCATCGTTCATTGCTTGAATTATATTCATATCCCAATTGATTTAAGATTTTAGTTTTAGTAATATATTTATTGGACGTATTTTTTATCACATTGAAACTTGCAGGTGTTCGGTGGGTAAATGATACGTCTCTTTTTCTGCGATACTTTGCATTTCTACACCTCTTTCTTTTAATTATTTCATACCTAAATTATACCATTTCCACTGACCTAAAACAAACTTACGTTCGCTTTATAGCACGCTTTGTCAGTTGTTTAGCCTATCTCATATAACACTTATAAAACAACATTATAAAATTAATAAGGAGCCTTTTAGATCATTCAAATACAGAACTTAAGTTCGATAAAACAGAGCGAACAAATTACGAACAAACTTAACTTTTAGGCCTATACCAAAAACACAAACTTTAGCTTGTATTAGCGTTAACAAAGTTCGCACACCTTGCACAAATCTTGCCATTTTTTCAATTCTCAAAGACTGTATACCTTCCGATTTTAAAAGCTAGCACCTTTATATAACCTTATTATTTTCAAAGCCATAAAATAGCTTAATATCAACGTTTTATACTTTTTTAAAGTTCTGTACCTCAACCATTTTAAACTGCTATACCTCGTATAAAATCGTAGTATTTTATTAGGAGCCACACACTACATGTGACCCCTCATAACATTATTTACTCAAGCTATAGTAAGACGCTTTTAGATCATTCAATTTACGTTCTAACGCCTTGTAATCCTCTTGTGTCGCATTCTCATCTTGTACAAACTCAGTTACTAATTTTAACCCCTCAACTAACTCTGGTACTGGTTCATTGATTCCCGTAGCTAACTGATACAACATTTCAATATTCGCTATCACATCAGTATTACTCGATTGAATGCCCTCAAGTGTATCTGTATCAAATCCATTTTCTAAGTACTTAAACACATCACTATTATTTGATTCTGCATATGTTTGTAATCCATACATAAAATACTCATCTTCAAACAATTGACTGGCCATCATATCGCTAATAGAAAGCTGTTTACCGTCATGTAATTCATAACCTACATAATGCCCCTCTATGCTTCTTATAAGCCCCTCAGTGTGCTTAGGTGACGCTAATTCAAATGATTGCCTTACTTTACAATCTTTAATATATACATGACCAAACAACTTACTATTCATCACCACATAACACATATCAAACGGATCATTATATAACTTAAAGCAATACGGTTGTACTTTACTATGTTCTAATAATCCAGTGTAGTACCTTAATAACGTGCCTGCTCGTGTTTCAAATTGATTTACAATATTTTCTATGTTCATTTGATTTTCTCCTCTTTATTTATTCTTAACACCATAGGCACCCATGAGGGCACGTCAGTTTGTTGTCCATCTTCTGGATAACAAATTGCTAATGGTAAGTTAGGAACTCTACCATCCAACAAATAACGCATTACAAAACTACCTCTATACACTAAATCAAGTTGTTCACTTTTAACTAATTCAATCAACGCAAACATTGTAATTTTGTTCCATCCACTCCAAAACACAATATTCTCATCCTTATCGTGTGTGATACTAGTTCTCCCTATATAGTCGTGATTTATTTCTTTAAACAAATCTTCTAACTGATATATCGGTATCTCCTTATATTCTTTCACATATTCGTATATATACTTTTTAAGTTGTTCTTTATCCATGTGTAACCTCCATATTTATATTGATTGTGTACCATACACAGTTAAATACACACCTTTTTTTACTTTCGTGTACTGGTTAAAACATTGATATATATAGCCTCGTGATAATTAGTACACAAAGTACACAGAAATTTTAGTGATAGTTGTATATTATTTAGAAATCTACGATAATTAATTTATTAATTTTAACTATGACTATATATTTATATGTGTACATTGTGTACTTCGTGTACTATCTGCATGTAACTGTTGATATTATTGAATTTATCGAGTATACATATTTTAAAATTGAGTGTGTACTTGTGTGTACTAATAACTTTCTGTATATGGATTATGTGAAATCGAGAAATCAAATCCTAGTTCTTCAATTATTTCTTTTTTAATCGCATAACCCAGATGCCTTTGAGATTTATGTTTTACTTGTTTTTGAATTCTTTTTTTATCTTTTATTAAATAACCTTTTTTGTCCCATTGCCCTGTAATCGTCTGCATTTCGTGTCCTAATTTATTTTTAACAGTTTCGTTTTTAATACAAAGAAAATCATGTTTATATACCGCTTTAACATCTCCGTAATTTACTGAATCATAACCGTCACCTACAATATTATTTCTATTCGCATCTAAATATTGTAATAGTTCCTCTAACAGTTGCTTAGGTTTATCAATCGTCTTATTGTTTTTAACCATGCTGTCATAGGCTTGTTCGATAATTTTAAAATGGTCATGTTCAAACCCATCAATATCATTCAAAACCTCACCGGTAACTTGTAGTAACGCAAAGGCACGTCCTAAACGTTGCATGATTTCATTACTACCTTTTTGATTAAAATACCGTTGATAGCTCTCAAAAGCGTTCTTATACACGTCTTTTTTAGACTCATATTGTTTAATAAATGCCAACCCTAACGTTCCATAGTTCTCCCTAAACGATTTGTCTAATGTGGTAAAATCAAAATTATCTGGATATGGTGGATCTTGTAGTGTAACTACACGTGCTGATACACCCGCTTTTTCATCAGCCATATTTGCGATAGATGATTCACCAGTAGAAATTAAAATATTTCGCCATTCTTTTTTAGCATTTAGCGTTAAATTAATATTACTTCTCGATTTACTTTCACCACTAGAAAAGTTATATGTGGCACTGGTAACAAACTTAGGATGTGTGTTACGCGTATCATCTTTAAACATTGGAAATGAGTTCAAAAATGACGCCATTGATTCAATACTATTTTGAGTAGAACTCCATGTCGTAATAAGGTCACTGGTTCCCCAAACACTTGATACTAAGTTGAGTGTGAATGTTTTACCTGTGGATGTACTACCTGATATTTCTACAATAAAGGGTTGTAATCCAAATTCTCTTAATAAAACTGAGCCTAAAGATGCATACAACATAACCATTACCATTGGTAAATCTTTTATTTGAGCAAACACCTTTTTAGAGTAACCTTGTAGTGTTCCTTTACTTCGAAAAGAGTCTATTAACTTTTGAAACCCTTTATCATTGCTAAACAACTTGACATTGCTGTCTTTCATTACTTCTTGATAAGGATAAATAAAATAACCTTTCACATGCCCCAAACGCGTTGCAACTTTAACATTTAATGGTGGATTATACCGTTTAGATATATTAATATAGTCAACAAGTTTAGTAGATGTTGACGATGTTACATCTAGCTTTTTATTAACCAATTTCAAGAGTTGACGACTATCTGAAATTTCTTCGGCACTCACAGCTATATTTACTGGCGTTTTATTGTCATAGAAAAGCATATTAAAGCTGACTTCGTTACTCTCAATATCTTCAAAGCGTTCAGTAATTTGAGGGATTGTATTTGTGATAAAAACCTTTTTATCTGGTTCGCCTTCTTTTTTACTTGGTATAAGTTGATATAAGGCAACACCGCATTGATGATGTTCAATTTCATAGCCTTTCGGTATAATTTCTTGTATGGCACTATCTTTTTCATTAATTTTTTCAATTTTATCAAGTACATCACTTTTACCTGTTTCCATACAAAGCCCCTTTCTAATTGTTATAGTGTTTATTTAATATCGATTGAAAAGTGGCGTTGATTTCTTGTTCTTTCATAGGTGGTTTACATGCGAATTGCCCCCATAATAAAGCAAATGAATAAACAATATAATCATTAACGTGACATCTTAATAAATGCCCAACTAAGCTAGCTAGTGCATTGTTACGATTGCCTTCGGTTGTTCCAAAGCATAACTCTCGCCAATACTTACTATCTCGTCGCGTGTATCCTATGACACTCGGACTAACATTTGATTGTTCATACTCCTTTAACCACTGTTCAAGCATATCAACATCCATAATTGGACAGTCATTCACTCGTTTAATAAATATGTGTCCTTTTTGAATAACTGGTAGTGCAAAACATCTACTTGGCTGATATGAACCTTCATCCACTTTATGACCAATTTTATTTGCTAATACCTTTGAATATTTACGATAATCATCTGCACTTATTCGCTCATTTAGAGGGATATACAGGCGTATTCTAGCTTGTTCAGTTCTGTGCGAGTAACTTGTGTGCCAAAACCATGCAACATTGCTTAAAGCTGAGCTGATTGCTTCATGTAATTGCTTTAAATCATTTATTTCATCATAATCAAGTACAATCACATCTCTGTATATGACATTTTTATCGTTTCGATGCTTTTTGATAATTTCACCATGATCATTTGCACCGTCTTTAATATCACCGTAAACAGCAACACCACGTGCATACTTATAATTCGCTTCTATAGGTACAGACAGTTTATTAACCAACTTACTCCATTTAGGTTTTGAAAAGCTCTTAAATGAACGTGAGTCTAAACTTTCATAATGTACCACTGAAACATGTGTGTCATATTCTAATTTAATTTCATTCATTTTTTGCACCTCTTAATGAAACAACAGAGCAAAGATGTTATAATAAGAATGTGTAATTTCTATATTACTCTGCTACTTTTATTGAATTCTTTGCGTCATCTGATTCCTCGCCAAAGTTCTCAGATGATGCTTTTTCTATTTCATAAAACTTTTCGATAATATTATCGAACTGCTCTATATAGAGATGGAATAAATCAAACATTTGATTATTGTGAATACGTCTCTCATGATAAGAAAATCCCTCTCCAATTAATTCATCTTTATTTAAGACATGATTTGGTTCATATGGATATAGCTCATCAAAATGCCAACCATTACTATCCTTTAAATCCTCAAAACTATCTTTCAACAACTTTAAATCGCTAAATAAACTTTTAATTTCCCAATCCATTTTTATTCTCCTTTCTCTAATTGAAAATTATTCTTTAATTCTTGTGCGCACCATTTCATTATCAATTCTAAGTGCTTTTCACGACTGATCTCTGAAACCACTTCAATACCATTAACATATTCTGTGTGTTCATAACTTTCCAAATTATTCACGACACTTAACTCAAGTTGATAAACCACGTGTTCTATTACTTCTTTTTGTTCATTATTCATTTTCTAATCCTCCTGTTAAATTAAATCCATAAGTTACCATCATGCCGTACACACTAAAAGCGACATACATATTCGATATTGCTAGTAATAAAATTGTTAACAATGAAACTAAGCAAATATAAGTTAAGTACATTTTCATTGCCTTGCCTCCTACATCCATTTTTATGACGTGCCTTCATGTACTCCTCGAATCGCGGAATACTGATAACAATCATTGATGATGATAGTGAATAATATAAATCATCAATACCTTTATGATCTTTTTCCCACTCTTTTAAAATACGATTGACCGAACTGTATGAAATTCCAAAAATACCAGCTAGTGCATTAGGTTTCGCAAACAACGGATTTACTACAACTTGTTTTGGTTCTGTAACTGTATTTTCTTTTAATGGAAAATCTTGTAACTTTGTTCTAGGCATTTATTTAACCCCCTCTTTTTCAATAATTCCAAAAAATTCATTTGGTGTTATGTTGAAATATTCACATAACTTCATAACTGTTTTTGTATCTGGATTTTCAGTACGTTCGTGATACAAGCCATGTATTGATGTTCTGGAAATACCAGTTACCGTGCTAAGTTTTGACGCCGTAACTCTATGTTTCCCCATCAACAAACTTAAATTATTATTCAAGATAAGCACTCCTTTCTTTTAGTACTACAAGTACTTTTTTGTACATTGAGTACAAAACAAATATTACACACTTCTTTTTGTATTGTCAACACAAAAAATATTGTACTCAAAGTACAACTTATTTATAATTATAATTAGAGGTGATTTATATGACTTTTGGTGAAATATTAAAAAAAGAAAGAGTGAGTTGGAAGCTTTCGGTTAAAGAACTCTCTACTTTATCAGGCGTTTCGCAAACATATATAAGTAAATTAGAAAACGGAAAAAGAAATTTCCCTTCTTTAGAAACAATTTTCAATTTACTAATAGGCTTTAAAACACATATCGAATATAAAATGGGCAGTGAAAGCCCGTTTTATGAAATCAATAATAGTTACTTAGATGAAATTCTCATAATGTTTATAAACTCATCTAATAGTACTATTAGCGATAGAGACCCCAATGAACTTATTACACAATTCAATGAATATTATGATGTTACAATTAAAAAAAAACAGAATGAAAACTCAAAAATTGAAAGTGATATATTTAGTAATAAAATCAAATTGGTTAAAGGGACTACAAAAAAAGAAGTTATAGAAAAGCCTTATTTTGACTTAAATTGGCTACTTACTCAAAATGAATATGAAGTGTTTTTTGACAGAAGCTTTCTCTTAGATAATAATTTTTTAAATAAGAAGCATTTCACAGAAAAAGATATGTATTATTACAACGTTTTAAATGATAACGATTTAAAGACAATTAAAGATTTAATCGTTGTATTTTTACTTAATAAATACAATTACATTAAAAACAAGGATGATTTTTTTAATATCTTTACAAACTCGGAAGATGATAAAACTAAAAGAGACGCCTTATATAAAATTTTATATGAAACAGATTAATGTCATAATTTTCAAATAAATTATATAAAACAGTCAAATTCCTACGTGTCCTAGCACACCTACGTCTTATTTTAAGGTTGTGAGATACATAGTAAAAATGATTCAACCAATATACTCAAGGAGTGATTAATTGAATGTATTAATTGAATATTTACTTTTTACTATATATGCGTTAGTTATAACTATTTTTATCACTCAATGCATATCAATGTTTAAACTGATTGATAACATGTATAACTATGATCATTTAAAGCACTATAAAGAAAAAAATGATGAAGATGACAAGGAGGGATGACAAATGTGGGTTCGTGAAATCACTAAAAACAAAAGTACGGCCTATCGCTATTTAGAGCGCTATACAGACCCTTTAACTGGCAAGTATAAAACAGTATCAGTTACACGTAACAAGAATAATGTACGTAGCCAAAAAGATGCTCAATTAGAACTAAATAGAATCATTGAGCAACGTTTGAAACATAATAGCACGAAACAACTTGAAAAATTAACGTTTCACGATGCGTGTAATGAATGGTTAGAACATTACAAGACACATTCAGGCTCAAAACCAACCACTATTAAAGAAAAGAAAAGTAATACTAATACAGTTAAAAATGCTATTGATAGCAAAGTACTCATCAGCAAGATTACGCACACCTACTTACAAAACATCATTAATGAATGGGCTAAATCACATAGTATTGGCCATGTTCAATCTCTTGTTATTGTTATTCGTTCCGTTTTCAAATATGCGTTTAAATATTATGATCTGCACGATATTAGTGTGTTAGATAAAATAGATATACCTAAGAAAGCCCAAACCAGAAACGAACTTCAAGCTAAACGTAATAACTATTTAGAAGATAGCGAAGTAAAGGAGTTACTTCAATGCTTCGACTATCTAATTAAACATAAGCGTCATGCTACGCGTAAACGAAACTATGAAATGGTTAAAGCATTAGTAGAGTTCCAAATTAACAATGGAATGCGCATTGGCGAACTCCTAGCAATCAAGACAGACAATGTAGACGTGGAGAATAAAACACTAGAGATTGATGGCACAATTAACTGGGTTACCGATGTAGAAACTGGAGCATTTGGAGTGAAAGAAACGACTAAGACGAGTAAGAGTTATCGAACAATAGGCCTCACAACTCAAAGTATTAATTTACTTAAAAAGCTCATGCTAGAAAATAAAAAAGAAAATCAGTGGAATGCTAAATTCATAGATAGAGGTTATATATTCACCAACACTGCTGGTAGCCCTATTGACTTAAATAAGGTGAATAATATTATTAAAGAAGCAACAGATATAAGTTCAATTAACAAACGTGTGACAACGCACACATTACGTCATACACATATATCTACACTTGCGCAATTAGGAATAAACCTAAAAGCGATACAAGATAGAGTTGGCCACAGTGATTATAAAACAACTTTAGAGATATACACGCATGTTACTGATCAGATGGCTAAAGATATGATGAACAAACTTGAGGAGGCGAATAAAATATGAACGAAAAGTTACACTCAGTTATTGTTTTCATTGAAAATTTTTTAATAGATTTTCTAAATATATTCGGAATTAACCAAGAAGACTATTATCTATGCAAGTCGCAATTAATTTTATATATCCAAAAGTTATATCATTTATTATTAGACATATGCATAACTTTTATTTGTATTTCTCTTATTGTGTCGATAGTTGGTTACATAATAGATAAAAACAAAAACTATGACGCTAAAAAAATCCACAACAAGATTAGACTCGTCTATCCTAGCAATAGCAAAAGTGGTGGGGAAATAGTTTGTAAATATTGGGTCTGGCAACGCAAGAAAAAGAAACTTATAGAATCACTCATTACCCATCTAACAATACACGGGAACAAAAATTCGAGACATGCACGAATTAATACCAGTTCAAAGCCGATACCGTTCCCATTTTTAAGAGAAGTATACGGCTTATCAAAATCATCATAA